TTTATAATTTTTTTCTATTGCATCTGCGTTTAGGGTGTTAGAAAGAGCGAACCCTATATCTAATGTGTTGTCGGTATTACCATACTGATAAAACATTGGTGTTTCAATATACGTTCCTGGAGCTCCTATAGTTGTCTTACCGGGGTTCTTTACTCCCATTGCTTTAAACATTGCTTCCCCTGCAATACTAGTAGCTGATTCTGCAAATTTAGCTATATTATCCATCAGCCCGGTACCACCAACATTACCCATATGACCGAACTGCGTAACTGCCGCGGCCGAGCCGCCAATTAGAGATTCACCAGCACTTCCTAATCCTTGTATAAAATCAGCGCCAAGCATTTTAGCGCCCCTCTGACTTACCGTGGAAAATGTCTCACTAAACTCTGTAGTAAATGCTCTAATATTATCTGTAAAATATGGAAAGCTAAAACGAGCGATAGGAGTGTCACCTACTGCATATAGCCCTTTATAAAAATCTAATCCCGAGGTGTTACTATTCGCATAATTACTGTTTGAATTTTGTGGAGACAGTACATTCATGTAACCGTCAATAAAGCTACGAAGAGCAGAATATTTTAATTCATATGCAGTTATCCAGGCCGCCGGGGCTTCATCTCTTAGAGCCGCAGTTCGAGGTACCGAAGTCCAATCATAATTACCTACTAAATCATATGAGGCTGCTTTCTTTTTATTTGGACGTATCCGGTCATATACACTATCTGCCATAATAATATTTAAGTTGGGAGTCTCGGAGCGGCGTGACTAAGTGATGAGTTCTGGAATTGATTTGGCACATCAGTATAAGTTGGAGCCTCATCTATACCACCCGACCCACCATTATCAGCGGCTGGCATCTGTACCATACGAGGTGGTGGCGATGATTGATTATTATTACCGAGTAGACCGATTTTAATTAGATCATTCATTTGTTTTACTAACGTAGCTAAATACGTATTTGATATTTTTATTTCACTTGTAGCAACGTCTAGACCCGTTAACTTACTTACAGCTCCACCGATCCCCCCAGCAGCCTTATCAAGTAAACCGCCAATATTTGACTTCAAGTCCCTCCAACTTTCCTTCGATTTGCCCTTGATCCCCAGATTCTTCAATGCCCCCAATGCCCCGGACCAACTAGATGTCACGGCCTTATTCTGTTCGCTAACTAAAGGTTTGAGAGCCTCGGGAAGACCACCTATCTCGTCTTTAATTGATGACCCGGTCTTCTGCAGCTCGCTAACTAAAGGTTTGACAGCCTCGGGAAGACCACCTATCTCGTCTTTAATTGATGACCCGGTCTTCTGCAGCTCGCTAACTAAAGGTTTGAGAGCCTCGGGAAGACCACTTATCTCGTCTTTAATTGATGACCCGGTCTTCCGCAGCTCGCTAACTAAAGGTTTGACAGCCTCGGGAAGACCACCTATCTCGTCTTTAATTAATGACCGAGTCTTTACATCAGATCCCTTTAAAAACTTTTCAATAGCACCACCGGGCTTCATTGCTAAGATATCGTCTTTCGTATTAAAGCGTATAAGTTTATTACCTTTTCTTAGAACAGCTCCATCATCAGCTTCCGCCATAACTCTATCGAAAGCCTCAGTAGGTGACTCCCCACCCGGTACTAATGCTTTCGTTCCTGCCCACATTGCTTTGCTGATTCTTATATACATGTCTCCGGCGAATTTGAGACTATCCCATATACCATCAGCTATACTTTTGAAGAACAACACAATTTTATCTCCTACAGCTTTAAAGAAATCACTTACTTTACCGACAACATCCCCGGCTAGTGGGTTACCTTCCTTTGCTTCGTTTATCCAGAAGAGTATACTACCGATCCCCGGTAATGAATGAAGAAAATGTTTACCTGCTTCTTTCCAATCTCCACGAAATATTGCTCCAATGGCTTTTCCTAACGACATTATATTTTGAATGCCAGGTGACATTAAGAAGTAACCTCTTATTTTGTCCCACAGACTGAACGATCCACCGGTTGGATCCGCTTCCTGCTTTGCCTTTGCTTCTTTATCGAGGTCGTATAACAACAATGCCCCGTCAATTACCATTGAAGCAATATTTGTCACACCAAACGGTAATAAATTTAATATACCAGATACGAATTCAAAAATAGCAGGTATATATTCACCTTTTTTCCATCTTGCTATACCAAAACCAAAACTGAATAAGGACCCTATAACAGGTATAAATCTACCAAATTTCATTAGCTTACCTCCAATTTTACCGGCAATACCTTTAAACATTGTCATAAGCTTACCACCTTTCATGGCCTTAAAAAACCCTCCAGCCATTTTACTCATAGGTTTAAAAAGCTTAGGTAACGTCTTAGATATAAACTCTGCTACAGGCCCTATAAAGTCTGCAATCCAAGCAGCAAATGCTGTAATACCAATTGCTAAAGCTGCTAAAAGAGGAAACTTAAGTGGCTTCTTTTTTTCTTTGTCCTGTTTGACTGTTTGCTGAGCTGCGGCCGCCGGGGTGGCGGCTCTTGCTGTTTCGCCCTTCTCCTCGTCCCCTTTTAATAATTTTTGTACTTGAAACTGTATTGTAGAGAAAATCGTCGCTTCTTTTTCCAGTCGAGCTTTTTCTTGGGACGTAAGGTTAGGAGAAGGTTTATCCTTACCTACAACTTGTTGACCCCCGGAAGACGTAGTCCATGGATTCCTCCCGTTTTCCGCATTGGATTGGAGTATCTTATCTGTAAGGTTATCTTCTGGTGGGACGTCCGGCACATCTATATTTATGCATCAATAGTAGCATCAAACAAAGAAGCGTCCATTGTCACAACAGTATCATCTACTGTCAGCACTGAAAGGTCGTACTTAGAGCTCTGTTGATAAAAAGATGTTATCTTTTCGTACAACTCTAAAGGTAGCGTTTCGACTATTTTTATCCTATCAATAACTCTTAATTCATTAAAATCGGCTACATCTTCTTCTATACCTACAGATTTAATATGTTTAATAAGCTCAAAAATATATATTAATCCCACGGCTTCTGACAGATCTTCATCTTTAAGCTTATCTATTTCCTGTATACACTTTCTAAGAATAACATTTTCTTCTTTTAATGTAGGAATACGGATTTTAACAACAATATTATCTATACTAACCTCCTCATTATATTTAAACTTTGGAACATCTTTAATCTTTTGCAAAGACTGCTCAAGTGATACTGTAGCCCCATCAACCTTAACATTGTTACCTAAGCTGTGGGTACGCAGACCTAATACTATTGGTACTTTATCTATGGTATAAAAATCGTCTCCATCAACATTTTCTAATATAACATCGTTAATGGCTTGCGAGAACTGTAGAGCACCTTGGACTCCGTTTACTGCAGTTGAAATAATATCCTTCTGCTGCTTGAGTGTAATTGGTTTAGCAGTAACTTGTTTTTTTAAAGAAGGGACAAAAATCTTAAATTCATTTTTGATTTCATTTAGCTTACTTAAAAAGTCTTTTGTAGTAGTACCCATAATAATAATATTTAATTGTGATTTTAATTTTTCAACTTTTGTTTTTCTTCTTCACTCTCTCGTCTATAGAGTTCAATATAATCATAAATCTCAACAAGAGTACAGTTTAATAGAAAATTTATATCTCTCATACGTCGACTTAGAATAAACAGATATTCTCTAAATTTATAATCATCAAGACACTCAAAAATATTGTTTAAGAATATAAACGGTGATGCATCTAAAAAGTTAAGATACATTTTATCGAGCAGGTTAAAGGTTAGCGCGTCTTTTCTTTTTTCGACAAACTCATAGATTAAAGTCAAAACATCCCCCGGTAAAGAGTTTGTTATCTGTAAAAACTCATCATCCGGAACACTACTTAGATCTATTTTTTGATCTTCTAGTTCTATTGTATGTATGACACTTAATACATTATCAGAATCTACACAAAAACGACTTGGATAATCTAAAACGACAGTAATATCGTTAATAGTTCTTTGTTCACGTATATTAATTATTTCTTCAAAAGACTGTAAGATAGCATCTATACCTATTTCAATGTCTCTACCATCTAGCGTTAATGTTACTGCGGAGTTAATACATTTTTGTCTTAACTTTAATAAAGCAATAAACTTTTCAACGGCATTTAGATCTTTCGTTACTATAAACTTTTCAAGTACTTTTACTTTATTACTAAGTGTTGTATCTTGAAATAATTCTTTTATATCCTTATAAAGAAATTCTTCAGTAACAACTTCTTTGCCCCGTGGAAGAGTAAAAGTCAGATACATATTAATAATTATAAAAAACTAAAGTATATCAACTACCCCGGAACAGCCGGGCGGCCCTCAGTGCGGCAGAAGCAGCGTCCGCGTCCGCGCCCGAACCGGCTTCCTTGACAATCACGGCACGTGGTGCAGAGACTGTAGCCGATCGGCCTGGTACAATTGGTTTGTAGTGTTTGAAAGCCAAAGTGATGGTCTTTTGTGTAAAAGGAGAATCTTCGTAATTTAGCGTGAGTCCCTCCACATTAGTAGGAAAAACATCTTCAAATATATACCCTTTACGAAGCCCCATTCTGTTATTATATTGCTTTATATAGACGGTGCATAACAGGTTTCTATTTATAAGACCGTCTATACCTATAGCTATCATCCACGGTCTAAAGAAATTATGCTCTAGATCGTCTTGCGTTTCAAAAAAGTTAATATTTAAATTTTTCTGTAAAAAATCTGTTCGTTTATTGAGTGCGTACCCAGGCAAGAACCCCCCTAAATTCATCCCCCCTGCCAAATCAAATGTAGAGTTTTCATTTGGTATAACAACCTCTCTAGCTGCTATAACGTTACCGCTCCTAACAAATTTATCAGGCTCGGTTATAGCTCTCCAGTCCTCTGAGTCGCTTTTATAAGCTTTTCTAATAGCGTTATTAATATTAGGTAGAAGTGTGGAAGCACTATAATGAAATTGTATCTTCCATAAAAACGGAAGCGAGAGAAAGAACTCTTCATGTTGTTGGCCGCGATCACCGGCGCTATAGGCATCTAAAAAAGTCTCGATTTCTGGCCTTAATTGACTCATTAACAATATTTAATCCGAAATATTGTTTATAGTAGATTTGTTTGGTCTTCTTTGGCGAAATCTTGATAGAAGTGATATGCAAATGTAACGTTAAAGCTCTGAACTTCACCTGTACCTTCTGCTATATTATATGATATATCACCTATATTTCTTATAGAAGCTCCGATTAATTTTATTCTTCTTACCGGGTTTAACTGTTTATTTATTTGAACCAAATCAATGACATTTTCACCACCAGGCATGCCATATTGGCCTGTGGATGTTTCATTATCCCAAACCGTTCTAGAAGCTATTTCGAAAAATGTTCTTAGTTCACAATTTTCATCATGATAAAAGTCTATAGAATACCCTTCAGATCCTGGATAAGTAGCTCTTCCCGGCACATGAAATTCTTGACCAAAGTAATTTACTACTTTATCGTCAATATTTCTACCAGGGAGCGTTGCTGTTTTTGCATATACCAAACTACCATCTCCAGCAAATGCTATTCCAGCTATGTCAATTCCATGAACCCTAAATAGAAAGTCTCGTGAAAATTGCGTTCTCGCTGCTCTTGAAAAAAAGTCTTGAATTGTGGTTGCTTTGTTGTTTGCCATAATAGTATTTAGTAATTTTTACTGTTAACCTCCAATTAACTCTTGGAAATTAGCATCTGTTCTGGTTGCGTAGAAGTTAACTAATATAAATTCTGCTGTTCTTGTTGGTTTAATGTAAATATCAATTATCAGTTCATTAGCATCGATTACTGCTGGTGTGTTGTTTCTCTCATCACACACAATTAAGTAGTCGTATAACCCTTCGTTGTTCTTCGCTCTTTCAAAGACAGGTGTTAAAGCGTTGACCAATCTAGTTCTAGTAAACACAGAATTCTGCTCAAACACAAACTGCCTTGCTAATTGCTTAGTAGGTCTTTCAAGTGCTAAGAAGAGCCTCCTTACATTAATTCTATCAAATGCACTCGGCTTCTTCTGTAGTGTCTTTTGACCAAATATAACAATTCCAGATCCTGGGAATTGAGCTATCGGGTTAATGTTAGCTTTATAAAGTTCATCGCGTTGTTTCTGATTAGGATTAACTGCAATATCATTTGCAAACGATATTAACCCTCTAGAAAATCCAGCTGGCGCAAACCACGGGAAAGTAACTGCATCTGTTCTAGCCATGGCTGCAGCTGCATAAGGTGAAGATGGTACCCAGGAAGCCTCTCCGGAGAACCCATCGTTTATTTGCATCCAGTTACCGTACACTGCTGCATAAGAAGTATTTTCGTTCTCGAACTGATGTCTAATTCCCCAGTAAATATCACGCTGAAAGTTTAATGTTTTATCAGATAAAATTTTAGTATTTGGGCCTTTAATTAGAATCTGTCTAATAGGATCAGCAACAAAAATACAATCACCTCTAGATCCGCCTTCATAAGGTGGCTTAACAAACGCTTCAAACTTATTAAAGATAGTAGTATAATTATTTCTCAGTGCTATTGCACTTGCTACTGATAGATCACCAGATGTTCTCATATTATCTACTGCAGTGGATACGTTGGTGCTGTAATCTTGATCATCGTAGTATGCAGTGACAGCAGCACAAGCTACTGAGTAGATGGTACCAAGACCACCTTCTACTACAACATCAATGTTATATACCTCGTCGTTCTTAAT